CTTGCGCTTCTTTGCATCGGCGCTCATGCAGTCGAGACGCTTTTTGTGGTCCTCTTCAGACTCGCCGTCTTTTCTGCCGCAGTGCTTACAATCCTTGCGGTGCTTATCGATGCGCTCTTTGTATTCCTCGTCCTCCTCGCCGTCTTTACGCATACAATCGGGCTCGTACTCTTCCGTGATCATGTCCTTGCGTTCTTTCTCCACAGCATCGAGTCGGAGGCTGACGGAATCAACCTTTGTGGCTATCGCCCCGACGCTGGAAGTGAGTCCGTCCAACATCTTTTTCAATTCAGGGTCCATATTGCTTTCTCCTGTGTTGACTCCTGACGGTTCGCCCCCCTTGTCCCACACCCCCGCCTCACAAATGGCCAGGTGATCGAGATAGGCCGGCTTGCCTTCGATTAAAAGTGTTTTTCCATCGTTTAAATCATATGATTCCGAGTCGGTCTCGCTGACTTTTACTGCCGGGCTTGTCGAGTTGTGTGTAGTCTGCATGAGTGCCGCTGCGTCGGCATCGTAAACCTTCGCAACGCCCCAGACCTCATCTGCTTTGATATAGGGCAGGATGACCGTTCCGATTGCTCGGTCCCGGTATTCCTCGGTATTTAAAAGGCTTCCTTTGGGGTGCTCGAAGATAAGCGGAAGCCCGTTACATCGTTGGAGGAAATCGTTTGTTAAGAAGTTTTCCGGGGGCCTGTAGACAAATTCGTCCAGAGCGCTCCGGTACGCCGTGCCGGTTCCGGTAATACGCACATCGAAGAGGTGAATATTTTCAAACTGTTGCGGACTTGGAAGCTCACCGGACTGGATAAGCCGGGCTATGTCGAGTTCGTTGGCTGAATCGCCCCGCACTTCGTCGGCGCCCTTTTCCATTTCTTTCTTCTGTTCCGGATCGACTTTCAAAAGGAGCGTCGAGAATTCGCCGATGTGCGTTTTCTCTTCCTTGACCACATCTAGTAGCACCTTCTTGACCGCTTCATCTTCCGTATCTTTGGCCATTTGCTCGTACAGGTTGATCGCGTCTATCTCTGCCGCTATGGCGTTTCGAAGCGACGTAGCCGGAGTATCGTCCGGCTTGGGGGCGATGAGATTGGCGTCAGTTCTCAAGATATTTTTTACCTTTGGCGGTCAGCATTTCAGGAGGCAAATCTCGGATGTTGTTGAAATAGGTCATGAAGCAACGGCAGAATACCTCTTCCCCCGGAGCGGTCATTTCGTCTGTGTATCCAGCGCCTTTGTTCATCAGCCCTGCCTCAATCACCCAATTACCGCGAATGGCATAAACTTTCAGGTCCCGGTCCTTATGGTCTTCTCGGTAATGATAATTCGGTTGCCGCCAGTGCGAATGCCACTCACCAGCAATCGCCCCTGTCTGGATCGCCACAACCGCGCTGATCGAGGATATGAGTTTGTGCCCCTGGTCGATGGCAACCCGGCGCTCTTCGAATGTCATCTGCCGGATGGATTTAACGATGCCTTTTTTGACTTGGCGTTTATCGACCGCTTCAGATCCGCCGGCGGGAACAGACGTTGCCCATCCGGAATAGCGCTGAAGGACCTGTTCAATCGCTTTCTCCCGGTTCAGCTTGATGAGATTGGCGCTGGCCACAATTCGCTTCTGGAGTTCGTTTCTCAATTGCGGCTCGATATTTCTGAGCGTGAATTTGGATATTCCCGGATGGCGCTTGATGATTCCTCCGCGCAATACATTTCTTTCATAAGCGGCTCTGAGCGATTTGCGTATTCTATCCTCAAGCTCTTCGGGGGAACCAAGCTCCGAACCCGCTGCATCTCTCAGGGCCTTTACCCATTTTTCTACGCGCTCGGCGTTGTCATAGCCGTGCTCGGCGATATCCCGGATCGCCTCTATGAGAAGATGTTCGAGGTTAGACATTTTGGGTTTGAACAGTATTTAGCGGCATCACACATAATTTTTCGGACTATGCCGCAATTATGAGGTTTCTCCTGACACATTATAGGGTCTATCCCACTGCACCCGATTTCCCTGCATATCTCTTTTAGGCTTTCAATGGCTTCCATTCTTGTCACGGATTCTCTTTCAAACATCATATGCCGCACTGGTTTCTGGTTCTTTCTCGGCCATTCAAATTAGGTAAAAATTGTACGAGTTAGTTTATTCGCCTTTTTCAGTCGAAATCATCTTGATCTTCATTCGGAACAGCACAAAGTCCCTCATCGGTAACGGCGTCGAGTTCTTCCGGCGTCATTGCCGCCTGACGAGCTTTTTCTTTTTCAACCAATTCTATAAATTCTTCATGCGTCATGCTGCCTCCAAAAGTTTCTTAGCCTTTTCGGACGAGAGCCACAATTCGTTAAAACGGCTGTTGGCTTTGGAATCGAAACCCATCTTGACGTAGAATCCTATAGAACTGGCAATGGGAGTCAAAGTTATTGCTCCGCCTTTCCCCGCCTTTATCGATTGCTTGACCGCCGATATCAAACAGCTTTTCCCGGCGCCTTTCCCTACACCCCCTAGAGTCTCGATCCGAATCGAATCGGGGAGTAAGTGCATACTCACAGCACCAATTATATCACCTTTTGAGTCTAATTGAACGGAAACATTATATTTCTTGTCCTCTGCTCCAAGCTCAATCGATCTTTTTATATACCCGCCTGCGTGTGCGTTATGAGTATTTTGAGCACCTTCATACATTTTATCTGCGGCAGGCATTAATTCTTCGTAAAAGTTTTCTTTGATGCCTGCTTTGATTTCCAGCATGCTACCAGGCGGTTGCTTGGTGGGGGTGATTTTACTCTTGGTCTTTTTGGCGAAACTTGAAATAACAGCAGCAGTTGCGCCCCCTCCACCCTCCGAGAACTTCCCCTCTTCATCCCTTGGATGATCTGATTCTCTGAATTCTTTATCGGCTCGACGCATTGCCAGATAGAGCTTTCCGACATCATTTCCGCTCAAACCTGACGGCCGCGAATCTCTATAACTTTCAGGCTCATGTTCGGGCTCTTGGCTCGGTTCTTTCTCTGGCGTTGGGGGCTCATAAGCCGCTATGGCCTCTTCGTCGAAAAGAAGGGGTGAACTGAACATAAGTTTTCGCTCGTTGATTACGTCGGCAAGCCAAACAGCGGCTCGGGCTTTATTCTCAGGATCAAGCACTGGCGCAAGAACCTGGAAAGATGCAATGGCCGCCTTCATTATCACGTCATCAACCTTCGATTTCTCGGAATCGGGCTCCTGGATCAGATTCGGCCAGGTGGCCTTGAACGAGTTTTTCCACATAAAGAAAGCGGTTTCAAAAGGGACTTTTCCGTAATCTTCCGGATGGTTGCGTTGGATAGTTTCATAGAAACCGGGATTCCAGGCACGGCGCATCACGATATCGTCCATGAACTTATAGAGCGGATTGTACTTGATCCGCATTCGTCCTATGTAGTTACTGCCGCGTTTAGCGTCTTCCGTGCCTTCTCCGAACCCTTGAGTGTATGTTTCCTCGCGCAAAAGCGAAGCCGGCATATCTGCGCTTGTAGCTATGTTGGTGACGATATTATTCCGGGCATATTCAGCGGCCTGTTGGAGATTGGTCAGGTCGATTGATGTCAGTTCCTCATCGTTGCCAATTGTGACCACGTTGCCGGTCTTTGTGCCTTGGATCTTTGATCGCTTCAGGCCAAAAAAATCATGCGTTATCTTGTCAATTATACTTCCGGGACCCTTCGCTTTGTGAACGAGGACTCCGGCCTTCTCCATAATGTGATTATCGGTAAGCATTCCCTGGATATAGGATTTCATCGGGTAAAGTGCACGTTGATAAACAGATCGCCCGACAAATCCAAAGGCCGAATCGGTCCACTCGATCCAAATCGGCTGCTCGTTCATCGTGACAACGACCCTGGACATGTGCACCGGTCGCCCGCGCACCGTGACTTGCCGCGGCTTCATGAAGTCGGGATGCGTCGGATCTTGATCGAAAATGAGAGATCCTGCAGTATTCAGAGGGTCGAGGATATTGTAGGTTAGATCAAGTTCATACAATTTTTCGGCCGGAATGGGTTTGTCCAGGTCTATTTTGTCCGCCATTAGAACAAGCGTCGAAATGCCGTAAATCCGGGAAAGACTTGCCGCCTGATGGATTATTTCATCGGCGCCAATCCGTCCGGTTTCGTTCCATTCCTTTTGAAAGGCCTCAATCAGTTCCTCTTCCGGCCCTGTTGGGACCGTAAGTTCTCGCTCCTGAGATTGCGCTAATGTTATCGGCCCATCGCTCATCTTGCCGCCGAGGGGGTGATAGGCGTAAATATCCTTACAGGTTTGATATGACGGAGCGCTACCGGGAACTATATCCCCAGCATTAAGTATGTCCATGAGGCCGGTGGAAAGGCCGGATGCGTAGCCTATCCAGCCGAATCCCTGGCCGCTGTCATATGTCGTCGGAATAGAGCCCATGATTTCCTATTGACAGAATTTGGATATATGAGAAATTAGACGGCAAAGGAGAAATGCCATGTTCGGATCGTTTCTGCTAAAGATTTTCAGTGGTGTTCTTTACCTGGCCGGAGTCGTTTTATCCATTGCGCTTTTGGCCGCCCACAACCCGATTGCTGCCATTATTTTAGGCGGGGGCTGCATGTTCGTTGCCTCATATCTGAAATGGCTGGCAGGGCATACGGTTAGGATTCGCTAAAATCCCTCCACATCACCCAAAGCTATACAGCAAGAATATGTGAAACAGTCGAGCAAATCGCGCCGGCCCTTGTACTCTTTTTTCTCCTGGCCCATGCGGAAGCCGCAAACCTGATCGATCAGGTGGTTTTTCATTTGCTCGTTATGCCGCTTCGTCTTCTCGAACGCCAGCCGGGAGAGCTTAACGTTTCCCCGGTAGACATGAGGACTTGCCGCTATTGCTCGGCCTTCCTTGCCCACGCTCGTCAGTTTGGAGTCTATGGCGTGACTTACAATTCCCTGCCGCGGGATGGCTTGGTTGAGCAGTATCCCGGAATCCTTGTCTTCTATGAAAATGCCGATATTGCCGTGCCGCGCTCGCAGCTCAGTGGCCAATTCTTCTAGGCGTGCGTTAATCCCGGGGATCCATTCAGTGAGCAGGCTAGCCTCGATCTTAACGATATCCCAATCGAGGATGACCAGCGGAACGCCCGTGAACCTACTTTTTAGGCAATAGATTACGCCCGTTGAATCATGCTGTGCATCGGTCTTGCTTGCTGTATCGACTACCGCGAAAACCTGCTCTCCGCGCCAATTAACATCTATCGGCTGCCCGTTACATAGCAGCGAATCGAGACTGAAGAATGCAACGCCGCGCCAATCGACAAAGAGCGCTAAATATTCCTGCTGATAGACGAGGGGCGGATAATCGTCTTTGAGTTTTGCAACCGCCTCAACGTCAAGCATCGGATTAGAGGATGTGGGCGCGTGGAATTCCAGCCAACCCAACCCCGAGTCCGTGCATGCGTTATAAAAATAATTATCCGGATCAACTCCCTTTGGGGTCCCGGCCATGATCGCATCGCCACGCCTATCGAGAAGCGTCGGCGCTATTGATTGCTCCCATATATCCTTCAGATTTTTGACAAGTGATGCTTCGTCCAGGATGACCAGATCGTAAAATCGGGAGCGGCCGGCGTCCTCATCGTTTAGAGTCCAGAACTCTATGCTGCCGCCGTTTTTGAGTTCAATAAGCTGATCGATCTTCGATTTATGTTCGATGATCGGCTTGAGCATTCGGCAAAGTCGGGCATAGGTAGGAGTGTTCAGTTTGTAATTAGGCCCGAACCATCCTACTTTTTGCCCCTTGTAAGCTCGCTTTGCGGCTGTTCTTTCGAAAAGTGTCGTCTTTCCCCAACGGCGTCCACACCGGAGAACGACCCGTTTATTTTCCGGGAAGGATATCCCTATTTTTCGCTGTTCATCGTGGAGCTTGGGAAGTTGGACTTTCATACATCGGGGTCGGGGTCGATAAGTTGATCTTCGCTTCCACCTTGACTCGGCTCCTCAGACCACTTAAATCGAGCTTTGAGTATCAGCGCCACTCCCGGCGTATAGGTCCCCGCGAAAAGATGCTGTTCACAATGGGCTTCCACCATCAGCTTCGCCCACTCTACGGCTTCGGCCCATTCCTCA